GTAGGTTGCATACACGAGCAAACGCCATGAGTGTTCCACTCCAATACCATTCTGTCATCATAGATTGTGGTAAGACCATTCTGGCCATTTCTGGTGCTACACCAGCATTCAGTAAATTTTGATAAGTTTGTGTACACCATTCATGTGTAGGTGCAACACTGAACTTTATAGTTTCATCAGAAGAACCTTGTTTCTTGTCCTCTGCGGCAAGTCTCCACTCTTCTGGTTCATAGAACTCTGGTTCATAATCTACGTATCGTCTTGATACTTCATTCCATACCAAACCGACTTGGTGTTTCACCAGTTGTCGAGCAACGAATACTGGTGCCTTGATATGAAATTGTAAGGATGCATGACCAAAGGGACTCCAGTGGTCATGTTTTGCAAGAAACTTAATAAGTTTCTCATCACCTTCTTTTAGAAGACCTTTAACAGGCCCTGCATCTGGAATAATTTCCCATTCAGAAGTTTTGGAAAAAGATACCCTTGCAGCATTGACTACTGATAGATCACTACCCATGTGATCTACCAGTGTCACTTCCATGTTACTGCCCATTGAACTTTTTCCCTTTGGGAACATACCTACGTGGGCGGTATCCCTTGGGCCATTGTGGTTGACGAGATGCAAGGGACTTTACCCTCTCTCTCAACTCTTCATTTGACTTCGCCAATTCGGCGTTGTCAAAAATCTGTGCCTTGAGTTTCTTCTCAAGGTCTGCAACTTTGGATTCAAAGAACCCTTCTTCACGAAGGGCATCACCCTTATCTAAGTACAATGTAACTTCCATTAACTGGACTCCTCTATCAGATTTAATAGTTTAATCTTATACCTTTCGGCATCAATTGTCAAGAACCCTTTGTATTTTTTTAAGAAAAAACTAAGGTCTTTCCAGACAATATCATCACCCAATTTCTTATCCCAATCCTTGGTATACTGCACCAATTCATCTAGAATGATAAGTGTCTCTAATGAGATACGCCCACCTAGATATTCCTTGAGTAATTTTGGGTGTTGATTATTCTCCACCTTGAACAGTGGATTTAATTTTGTTCCTTGAATATGGGGGGATAGTTCTACTGCGAACAAATCAAAGAATCCTTGTCTTTTTAGTTTCCATGATTCATAATTTTCATCACTAAAGTTAGCGATGTATCCCTTTTTATCTTTGATAAAATTGGAAAGAAAATAGTCTTCTGGTTTATCATACTTATTTGCTATCCTTGCAAAATAGTATCTATCTTTTCTTTTCCAATACGAGTCTCTAGAAACTTTAGTCTTACCACCATACTTGTGATAATCATAGTCTTCTCTAGAGAAGTGTGCCTTCATTGCACAGTACATTAAGTATACGTCAATTGGTTCCATTTTCTTTAGGCATCTTCAATTTCCAAATAATATAAGGTTCACCACATTTGCCTGTGTCTGGATCACAAACTTGGCCTGGGATAGACTTTGCAGTAGGGTCTAGTGATTGTTTACCAACGTAATTCCACTCCGCTCCCATTGCTCGTTCTTTTGCAACTTGGTCAAAAAACTCCTCGTTCTGAACACAAATTGTTGTTCCAACCCCCAACATTAGTGCAACTAAAAATACCACCTTCTTTCTCCTAAATTGGTAACTGAGCTTGTTTAGGGAGAAAGTTTAACTCCCTTGCGTTTGCTTCGATCTTCTCTTTAAGACCTTTTGTAATTAATGATTTTACGGAATCTGGTTCGATGTCTTGTTGATCACAATACCAAAGAATTGCTTCCATATGAGATATTGATTTTTCTTTCACGATGTTCTCTATTTCTAGAGTGAACTTCTTAGGTGTATTTAACGCCATAATTTCTCCATATTAAGTTTGGGGGGTTAACCATGACCCCCCACGCATCTATTAGGTGATGACCCCTTTTTGTGTTCCCAATACCAGAGGAATAAATGGTTTGCAATTGGTATCTAACTCCACACAGTCTCCTTTGTATGTTAACCCTCAGTCAGTCAGATTACTACTCTACACTACTTTAGGTGATAAAATCATACTCGCCTTAGTGCGTTAGTATGAAGTGGTGGGTATTCTGTTACTAGGAACCCACCGAAACCCTATCCGATTTACGCTGCTAGAGCGTAATCTTGAGATGCAAAATTATCGTTTGCATTTACTAATTTGACCTATTAGGCAGTCAACCCACAACTCTCCACTTTTCTATTCCACGCCAGTCGATCCTAATTCGCCCCCATCAAAAAAAGACTAGATATATGATACCAGATAATAAGGCAACGTCTGCACAAATACTCCAAAGAATATATGCTCTAAGCATCCACTTACTTACCTCTCGTACTAGAGGGTTCTTCATCAGAATCCCCCTTGATAATTTTACATACAAACATCATCGTATTTCAAGTTAGATGCTCTTCTGAAGTTTGCTTCAAAACAGTTACTTTTATTTACGAAAAGGTTTCTGATAAATTCTATCACCCTAGTCTCCTTTTGGTGGAGGCGATGGGAATTGCACCCATGTCCTGTACGTCTTTCAATCCGCATCATTGAATTGTAGATTATTTATATCACACTGATCTTTAATTGTCAAGTCTCCATTTGACTATTTGACCAACATTTCGTTGAAATCCTTCTTTTATGTGTGCGTTGACACCAACTGAAGTAAAACAACCCATGTTCTCACCAGCATATTCTATAACAGTAATGGTCTTTTTAATATCATTGTACCAAAGTGCGGCCGCATAACCATTTGTTTGATCATTCCACATTACAATTGGTTCTTCTCCAGAGATTTTTAGACCTTTATGTACTGATTCTGTATCTGCACACATGATAGGTTTCATGGTGTTTAGAATTTTTTGTGGTTCTACCAATTCTTCTTTTTGGTCATCCTGTTTTTCTGAAGTATTTTGTGGGGCGGGTTCCACTACCGCATTTGGTGTTGTGTTAGTTGTTTGACAACCCATGAGCAGAAACACCGCCATTATTGTTATTAGGTGTTTCATTTTTGTTTCTCCATTCTGTAGCGGTTTCAACCAACAAATCTAGATAATCATGTTTCTCTTTTACAAACTCCTGTACAGTACCATCTTCTGTTACACATAGTATAACTATCTGATCTATACTTGTACCAGTTCTTTCTTCGTACATCTCTGCATAAGCAGAACATTGTATGTAATAGTTTTCATTCCAATCATCATTGCGTTCTTTAGTTGACGTTTTAAAATCAATTATAGAGAGTACTCCTTTGTACTCTGCGATGCAGTCAACTCTACCCGCTACTTTATATTTATCACTATACAGTCCCACCTCTTGTGCATGGATGTTATTCACATTGCACAACGCTTGATCCTTTAATTGTGTAAAAAGACAATAAGGTAGAAAGTTCTTCTTGTGTTTTTCCCAATCAGATGGGTAATTGGTATACACGTTGTTTAGATAATCTTCACACATTTGGTGTACATGAGTACCCCTACGTGCGGCCTTACCAGCAACATAGTTCGCAACTTCATTACCAACTTTCTTACGCCACTCCATCAAACCTTTTTTGTTACGTAATGACAAGATAGTTGTTATAGATGGATACTTGTTACCTTCTGGTGTTTCATATAGACGTACACCGTCAGTTGTTGTTGCCGTAATTTCAGGCAGTTTCACATTCAAATGATTAAACATATTTCGATCCCACTCCCCACGATTGATCTGGTGTTTGTATCAACTCACCATTCGAGTCATATACTATGTGAGGAATATCTGTTATGGGAATAACTCTTTCCCATTTCTTTTCATAACTAATCCTATTTTCATAATAAACCGATACAGGATTTATCGGTGCAAGTGGTTCAATCATCCTATAGAACGCATCCTTTCAACAAGTCTATTTGCTCGATTGGTTACTTGTTTGTACCATCTGCTGTCAACCATCTCATCTGCAGCGGCGTTCCAATCCTCAGAATCTACACCTCTCTTCATACCTTTAAATTTAGACAACCTTGGATAGCCCAAATTGAACATCATATTTGCAATGATCAATTGTGCTTCTTCTGGCAAGGAATCAAAGTTGGGATAGAGGGTTTCGCAGTCAGACAATACTGTTTCAATGTCGGACTCGAATGCTTCAATGACTCTATCTTCGGATACACTTGTACCGATTTCTTCACCGTGTTCGGGGTCAGATTCCCTAACCAGATGGCCAATACCAAAAGTTGGATAACCAAGATGATCCAGATATATTTCATATTTGCAGCCCTCGTCTTCTGTGAGTTCTTCTCTTAATTGTTCTAAATTCATTTACTCTTCCTTTTCATAATCTTCAGCAGGACACCCACATATGGGACAATCCTCTGTAGGTGGTTCATCTCCCTCATGGATATGACCACATTCTGGACAGACATATTTCATTATTCCATTCCTATTCCTAATTTGGTTTTGTTGATAAGATAACTACGAACAAAACCAGAGCGTACAATGTCACCCAATGTAAACTCAGTTACGTTAAACTCATCCATCTCCTCAAGAATTCTCATAAAATCATGCAATCCATTTCTTTCATTCTGTTTTACTAAATCAGTTTGGTCAAAGTCACCACAGAATACAATCTTGGAGTCTTGACCAACCCTAGTAATAATAGTATCTAATTCATGAAAGTTCATATTCTGACATTCATCCACTATAATGATAGCGTTGTCAAATGTCAATCCCCTTAGAAAAGATGTTGACAAAAAGTAAAGTGAACCCTGTCCCTTTAGTCTGTCATACAAATTATTGAAAGACTGTTCGTTTGGCATCTCAAACATGAACTGAACCATGTTCTGATATGGTACTTGATACAATGCTGCCTTATCTTCCTCATCACCAGGCAGAAATCCAATTTCTCTGGTAGGAATGAGTGAACGAACAAGTACAACTTTGTCATAAGGTTTCTTTAAATCAAATATGTCGTTTAATGCGAGATACAGAGAAATGAATGTCTTACCTGTACCAGCAGAACCAAACAAGAATTGATTCTTACCTTTCTTCCATGTGTCAAAGACTACCTTCTGACTATCGGTAATACCCTTGATTGTGGTTAGGCTGTTATGATTGATTTCTTTACTTTTCTTTGATGCCATAGTTCTTCTCTTTCATATAGTTCACAAATAACGTGAGGGGGGAAAGCCGGGGGCGTCAATCCCCCCTCTGGTGCATAAGCGGATTGACTTCCCAGCTTGCGTAGATGTAGTACATCCCTTGCTGAAGTATGTTCTCTCGCTTGCACCATGTTATTTATCTGCAAGAGTCTTCCCCTTATTTGCAGAAAATCCCTCTCGAGCAACATGTTTTGCATGTTTATTAATTGCATTACGAGTCTTAATCTCTTTGTGTGTTCTTGAGTCACCACCCCATCTAGACGCCATCGGTGAATCTGGATGTGCTGCTGCGATACGTTGCATGTTTTCCGTAAACCCGCCATCTACTTTAGGCCCCACACCCATAAGGTGATCGCCTGCGAGTGCGACAGGTTTAATGACCTGTCTGATTTGTTTGTTCTTTTTAAGAAATTCTTCTTTTTCTGATATGGACATCATCTCGTCCCATTCGTATCCACCATCAATCGAATCATCAATAAATGTATATGTTGGCATCAATTTACTCCTAGTCCACCCAATTGTATAAATCCATACAAAACTAAACCTATAACAAATATACCAATTAACAAGGCAAGTGTATTATCTGGTAACATTATCAAACTCCAATTCTAGTTGATTAGGATCACCACCTAGAACTGTGACTTTCTTTGATAGTTCTTGTACTCTTTCAGATAGTTCTTTCACCCTAATTTGTAAATGGTGAACCGTGTTTTGCATCTCTTTAATTTCTCTTTTCCACATATCATCCATACTCATTTGCCCCCTTTGTTTGTCAAATACTTCTTCACGCAGTCTGCGTCCCATGTAATCCCAATACGGTTCCCTTTGTTCCATTCCACCACTCCGGCACTGTTCTACGTTTCCACGTTGCAAAGTTTGACTTTTCTAATATATAGTAAGTTTGGTAACTCTGTACTGTGTCATCACCCTTGCAATGTTCAGGCATACATTGAGGTGGATCAATAAACCCATCTACAGGTATCGCATTAGGATACTCTGACAATGGTACTTTAAGTCGTTCCGTTGCATGGTGTTTACCATACCGATAGGTATACTCTTGCATAAGTGCTACCATGTGATCATATAACCACTTGTAGTGTTGATAACTAGAACGTACCCATATCGTACTAGGATGATTCTTATGTGCCATCTTGTACATACCTTCTTGATCTGCATGATCATCACCGTCCAATACACGATGGGCAGTGGATAGCATTTGTGCAGACTCTAGTATCATCTTGACAACGTGTTTGTCGCACATCATCTGTGCAGCAACTACAGGGTCTTTATCTACGTAAAAAATATTCATGCTCTACTTCCATTCTTTAGTTTACATTCATAGACTATAGACTTCCAATCACCATCAGTCGGCATGTCAGTCATACTTAGTTGTGCTACTGTACACTCTTCTATATTTTCGTGTACAGAAACTATTTGGGATTTACAATCGTGGATACTCAAGGGCCCACATACAGTTAAAACCAACAACCAATTCATCTATTATCACCACTTCCTTGTAACATATTCCTTTTCTGTCTATCATGCAACTTTGCAATATTGTTTGTTGCAACTGTCTGTAAGTCTGAACCGATATGATTTGCAAGTGCAGTTACATAGAACA